GATGATTTACATGCTCTTCCAAAAGATTTATATGATAGGAAAATAAATAATTTAAGAAAAACAATTAAGGGGAAATTGATTGTCAAAGAATATCCTACTGCTGCGGCAAATGTGAATCATTTTAGATCTCTTTTGAATGAATTGAATCTCAAGAGATCTTTTGTTCCAGATATTATTTTTATTGATTATATAAACATTTGTACATCTTCAAGAATTAGACCTGGAGCAAATGTAAATTCTTATACTTATATTAAATCCATTGCTGAAGAATTGCGTGGACTAGCTGTAGAGAATAAACTTCCAATTATGTCAGCAACACAGACAACTAGGTCAGGACATTCGAATACAGATGTGAGTCTTGAAGATACAAGTGAATCTTTTGGTCTTCCTGCTACAGCAGATCTTATGTTTGCTATTATTTCTACAGAGCAGATGGAAGCACTTGGACAACTTTTAGTAAAACAACTTAAAAACAGATATAATGATCCTACCTTAAATCGCAAATTTATAGTTGGAGTTAATAGGGCTAAAATGAGATTATTTGATGTAGCACAATCAGCTCAAGATGAATTAGTTGATACTGGACAAAAAATAGATGACACACCATCATTTGATGTAGCAACTGGTGGAAAATTCAAAAAACAAGATTTCTCAGGACTTGATTATGAATAGAGCAGCAAGAAGGCAACAAGACCGGGCTAAAAAGAAAGCAGTAAAAAAGGGTAGTTTCCAAATGGAAATGGAAGCTATGATGCCTTGGGCTGATGTCCTGATGAGAGTTACATTGCCTCCTAATGTTTTACAAGGTATGATTGAAATTACAGATCAAGTTCTTCAAGATCCAGATAGAAAAAATTGGGGCAAAAATTTAGCAGGCCAAATACAAGATGAACCACTAATTCCTCATCAACTGATGCAAGACTATAAGTTTAAAGAACCAGGAGGGAATGAAGGAACCATTTTTAATTTTTTAATGAATATGGTAGGAGAGTATGTTGCACATTGTAACAGACAAATGGCAACTTCAATTGAGATGGATAAAATTAAAAATGAACAATATATGACACAAATGAAGAGTGCTTGGGTCATTAGTCAATGGTCAGGAGAATATAATCCACTTCATATTCATACAGAATGCCAGATGTCAACTGTAATGTATCTTAAAGTTCCAAAATTTTTACCAGGTGTTAAGCCAGAAAGAGATGATGATGGTAATATTATGTTTATTGGTGGTGCTGGTAGTGGTTCTCAATTAACGCGTAATTTGATGAAAATAAAACCAAAAGTAGGAGATTTCTTCATTTTTCCAAATCATCTTCAACATACAGTATATCCATTTAGAACTGATGGGGATTTTGAAAGAAGAAGTGTTTCATTTAATGCTGATTGGATAGCTAAAAGTCAATATGATAAACAACAAGAAGCGATGAAACAACAGCAGCAGCAACAACAACAATCACTATCGCCAGTTACAAATGCTCCAGAAACATTAAAAATCAATACGGGTGATGGTTAATGGAACATATAAAGTCTGAAGATTCTGATAACGTAGGTGTTATAGATAGACCTGGAAAGACTAAGAAAAAGAAGGAACTGGCACCTCCAAGGAAATACAAAGTCATTCTTCATAATGATGATTTTACTCCTATGGGATTTGTAGTTTTTATATTGCGTGAGTTTTTTCATAAAACAGAAGAAGAGGCTAATTCAATTACACTTCAAGTACATAAACTCGGTCATGGAATTGCCGGAGTTTATGATTATCAAATGGCAGAACAGAAGGTTTATGAAGTTTCAGAATGTGCCAAAGAACATCAATTTCCTTTGAAAGTTAGTGGTGAACCAGCCTAAAGACAGTAATGTAGTTAATTTAGAAGAATATAGAAAAGATAGAAACAAAGGAACACCAATCCCCGCCCTCATGGCTTTCGTGCCAGGAGAATATTATATCCATCCTGAGTCAGGAACCTTGGCTCATGTCTTATTTCTCACAGACAAAAGTGTACATTTCGATGGTAAAGCAATTTACGTGATGGAAGACCAACACGGTAGTTTCTATGCTGATATAGTAGATGAAGAGACCTGTGATGGTTGGCATCTACTCCATCCTGACGTTTTCATGAAAGCTGTTGAAGATTCTAATAGAATTCCAGATCCGCCTACCCCACAATCTGCTTGATTATAAATATCGTAGATACGTTTAATCTTTTTTGGAGTTAAAGTAATGAAGACCTTTATGGGATATTTAGCAGAAGCTAAATTAAGTAGAAAGGGACTTGCCGACAGGCCAGCAAGGCCCGGTATTTTTGCGAGAAAAATATGGAGCAAACAAGAGCACGAAACTGAAAAAGGTGGTGCCATTGTTATAAACAAATTAACAATGGGAGGTAAGGAATATAATGCAACAGTGAAGGGAGATGAACAAAAATTTCTAAAAGATTTTCCTAATAATTATAAAACTCTGGTTATTGCTGACCCTAAAACTTCTTGGAGTAATATAACAAAAACTGCTGAGTATGGGGGACAGGCTGGTAAGGGCCCAACAGGTGCAGATTGGGAAAGTATTATTACTCATCATTTAAATGAACTTATTGGTGAGCCCGGAGCAGATACAGAGGCGACTGAAAGGGCAGAGAAATTTAACGAACAGGGATATGGTGATGTTGGCAAAATAATTGCAAATAATTTCATAACAATGTTTGGTTCGGATGTAATGACACAATATGGTGGTGGAGGGGGTAAGGCAAATCTAAGTACTGAGTGGACAGATCATGGAGGAACTAACGCTACACCAAAAACTGATATGTACACGGGTAGCAAAGAAAAGACAACGTATAATTTCTCTTTGAAAAAGAAAGGTGGTTCTCAATTAGCCTCAGGGGGTGTGGGGGAAACGATTGCAACATTTCATGCAGCTTTAGCGTACTTGGGAGAGGCTAAAAAAGACGTAGTAGGTATAGATGGGATTATGGATGAAATTTCAAAGAATTTTACTCAAGTGGCTTTAGAGTATAGTAAAAGTGAGTTGGATGTTCTCAAGGCAGATAATTTGAGTGCTGCAGATAAGAAAGAATTAGCTAAGTTTACTGAAACTGAAAAATTTCATAAAGAACTTAATATAAAATTAAAAAAAGTAATGAACCTTGATGACAATAAAGAATTTGTGAAATGGTATGTATTTGAGGCAATGTCTGGGTTTAGAAAGTTTAAAAAAACAGAACGTAAATCCGTTGCAAGTGTATGTGTTACTTTTGATGCAGTAGGGGGTGGATTGGAAAAAATTAATGTAACAGCAAATGGAAAGGCTACGTGGAAGTCGATGAAACCCTCAAAAAAATTGATAGAAAAGGCTGGGAAAGTTAAGGTATATTCTGCATGGAAATCTTCTGGGAGTAGACCATATTCTACGTTAAGAGTGAGTAGTTATGATCCAACAAAAAAAGATAGATTAGTTGATTATACTCTCAATGATATTATTAGAGAAGAGTTGAGTAATGATGTACAAGCTAATATACTATATAGAAATTTGAATGAGGATTTGATGGTGTTAGATGAATTTGCACTATTTAAAAAGGTGATGGGTAAAATTAAATCAGTAGGTAGAGATGCACTATCATGGGCCCGTGGATTTTTTGAGAGGGTGATGGTGAAGGTTAAAAAGGTATTAGTGAATATTAAAAAATTAGGTGCAAAGATGTTCACTGCTTTATTTGAATTTTTAGGTATCGAAATAACATCAGTAAAGGAAACTGTACCAAAGGATTTACATGGATTTTTCTATAAGATGGCATAATATATGCTAACATTCGATGGATTCCTCACAGAAGCAAAAAATCTTCATCTCGAACACCTCGAAGATGAAGTTCTAAATAATGGTGTAACAGGAACCCGAGGAGCAATTAATTTTCTTCAGTCTCTAAGAGATATGCTCGCTGGAAATGTAAAATCCAGCGTAAATGTGACAGTGAAGTGGGATGGTGCCCCAGCAGTCTTCGCAGGAATTAACCCTGAGAATGGGCAATTTTTTGTTGGTACTAAGGGAGTGTTCAACAAGAATGCAAAGATTAATTACTCTCATGAAGATATTGACCGTAACCATCCGGCCAAAGGACTTAACCAAAAACTCAAGGTAGCACTCACTGAACTGTCCAAATTAGGTATTAAAGACGTACTCCAAGGGGATATGTTATTTACCCAAGAAGACTTGGAGGAAAAGAGAATAGAAGGAAAGCAATATGTAACCTTTCAACCAAATACAATAGTGTATGCTGTTCCAAAGGAAAGTGCATCGCAGATATTGTCTTCCAAAATGGGGATTGTTTTCCACACAACTTATAGTGGTAAAACAATGGAAGATATGTCTGCGTCATTTAAGGTTAATCTTAGAGGATTAAGTAAATCTTCTAGTGTTTGGTTTTCAGATGCAACATATAAAGATACTTCTGGAACAATAAACTTTAATAAGGCTGAAACAAAAGAAATAAATAGTGTATTATCTCAGGCAGGAAAAACTTTCCGTACCTTGAAATCTGATGTTCTGAATACTGTTGAGGATACAAATTATAATGTACTTATCAAGACTTTCAACAATACAAAGGTTAGAGCAGGTGAAAAGATTACTGACACTAGACAACACACAAGAGGATTAATTGCTTACGTTTATGATAAACTCAAGGCAGATGTAGATAGGGTAAAAAGACCAGAGACTAAAAAAGAGAAACAGTTGACTATGGATTTCAAGATGAAATTCTTTCGATCCAATTCTAGTCAATTAGTCAAGATTTTTGATATGCAAAACCTTTTGGTTGCTGCAAAAGAGTTGATTATAAGAAAGTTAGAGAAGTCAAAGGGGGTAATGGATACCTTCGTGCGTACTGATAAGGGGTATAGAGTTACCCAACCTGAGGGATTTGTGGCAGTAGATCATATGGGGAAAGCAGTCAAGTTGGTAGATAGACTAGAGTTTGCACATCAGAATTTTACGGCAGCAAAGAATTGGCATAAATGAAAACCTTTAGGGGATATCTTAAAGAAGGGACTCCA